AATGCTGATGGAGAGTCATTAAGAATGATTTTCAAGAAATTAGCATCAGATTATTATACATTTGGAAATGCTTACTTAGAGGGGGTTTTATATGATGGTGGAATGAATCTATATCATATAGATGCAACTACTGTTAGAATGTCTAAGAATAAGAAAGAAGCGTATGTACACCCTGATTGGGCTAAGTATAATACAATGAAAGATGATTTGAATATAATTCCTATCTACCCTGAAGTTAGAGGTAATAGATTTATACTTCAATTTAAAGATTACGAGCCTACATTCTCATTTTACGGATTACCAGACTATGTTGCTGCATTAGAGCATATAGCTGTTGATTATGAGATTGGAAAGTGGAATCACACAAAATTTAAAAATGGTTTTCAGCCATCTGCTATTGTTGAGATTAGTGGAGATATGGGAGAAGAAGAAGCAAAGAAATTAGTAACTGAAGCACAAAAGAAGTTTGTTGGAGAGGGTAATAATGGTAAGATTATGTTTATCGTTAAGAATGGAGATACTTCTCCTGCTAATGTTTCTATTATAAAAGATGACCAAGAAGGCAGTTGGATAGACTTACAGAGAATAACTGACCAAAACATTGTAACTGCTCATAGATGGCAACCATCACTAAGTGGATTAGTTTCTAGTGGTAAGATGAATAATACAGGTAGTGAGATTAGAATTGCTTATGATTTAGCAATGACTACTGTAATTAAAGATACTTCTGATTTACTGTTAGATGGAATTAAGAATGTAATGTACAGAGAGTTAGGGTTTTTACCTGAAGATTTAATGATTCACTATGAGCCACCAATTAGTTTTGCTACTCAGATTGAACCATCTAAAATACTTACTATTAACGAGCAAAGAAGATTATTAGATGAGGACTTACCAATGCTTGAAGAAGGTGATATGTTCTTAACAGATAGAGAGCAGATTATTGTAACTAGAGATGATGATGGTGATGGTGTTGGAGATGATACTACAGGGGACTTGACAGTAACTGAGAAGAATAATACAGACAACTAACTATGGCAAACGTAAATCAATACAAAACACTAGCAACAGCAGCAGAAGTTATAAGCAATAGTTTTACTAATGCTAATACTGACCCTGCTTTAATTTCTACTAACACTATATTGCTTTCTGAGTTAGCACATTTAAAGACTGCTATTGGAAAGAAGTTTTACGAGGAGTTAAAGACACAGAATAATGTTGGTGATTATCCAGCAACAGGAGGTCTTACACAAGCTAATCAAACTCTAATGGATGATTTCTTGGTTAGAACTCTATGTTGGTTTGCTAGATTTGAAGTTATTAGCGAGGTGCAAAGTAATAGTAGTAGTATGGGTATTGTGCATAATATTGATGAATTTGCTACTATAATTGACCCTTCTGAGTTAAATGTTTATAAGCAAGAAACATACAGAAAGTCTGAGATATACTTACAGGATATGCTAAGCTTTTTAAATGATAAAGATAATAGTGCTGACTATCCTACATACACTGCTAACAAGCCTTGTAATACAACTACATACAAGAATCACGGAATAATAATGTACGATAGCATATACTCAAGGTCTACAAGGAATTATAATAGTTGGAGGGACTTCTGTCCAGAATGTTAAAATAAATATATAAATGGCTGCAAACGAACATAAGAATTTAACTGATATAAATAGGCATAATCCTCTAGGGTTTGAAAATGCTACTAATGATACTGTACTGAGTAAAAGTTCAGGTTCTTCTGCTACTCAAACTGATGGCGACTTAGTTTGGGTTAATAAATCTCTTATGGGGGTTACTAATTACAATGTGCAGGGCTATATTGATTCAGCTTTAACTAACTATTCTTATGGTGAGGATATAGCTGATAACAAATCACCATTCCAAATGGATGTGGATTATGGTAGTAATATAGTATCATCAGGAAGTTTAAGTCCAACAAATTTCTTTAGAATTGGTCAGGCGTTTGTGATTCCTGCAATTTCTACAGTTACCTCTATTAGTGGATGGATGACTAGCAATAGAAATACAGTAGTAGTTATAGCTTTATGTAAGATAACACCAGTAGAAGGGGTTACAACTTCAGTTGTTCCTATTGTGATTGATGAAATTGAAGTAACTGGTCTTAATAGTAATGATAAGTTAGTTAGGATAAATGAAACATTAATAACTACAGCATCATTATCAGTAGGGGATATTATATTTCCAATGATAAAAGAAGTTGGAGGTTCTGGAGCTAAACTTTTTATGAACTTAACTATACAAACAAATACATTCTAATGACAACTAAAGAAGAATTGATTTCAATGAATAAGGACATCACAACAATGAATAGTAAGATAGATAATATAGGTGAAAAATTAGATATGCTAACTGAGAAGTTATTAAATCCAGATACAGGTGTTACAGCTAGAGTAAATAGAAACACAACAATGAGAAAGATTTTAGTTAAGGCAATGTGGGTTATCTACGGAGTAACAATAGCAGCAATGGTAAAAATATTTACAATATAATAATTTAAAAAATAAAAAAATGAGTACATTTGATACAGATAATACACTACTACTTGAAATGCTTGGGAAAGGTGGAGGTAATGAAGTTTTCACTACAGCAGCACAAACAGGCAAGGATTGGTATTGTATTCAGTTCCCAGTAGATTCAGTTATAGCATCTATTACTGCTGCTAATATGACTAATGAAGCTGCATTGGTAGGGTTAAACCTTCCTGCTGGAACAACATTATTTATGAGATTTACAGCTATACAACTTACTTCTGGTGTTGGGATTGGCTACAGAGAAACTGATGGTGATACTGCTTCATAATAAATAGTAAGATAACTTTTAAAAAAACATTCCAATGAAGGTACTTAGATTAGGTCAGTCTTTAAATACTATTAGTAATGGTATAATTCGTAATAAGAATTTTGAATTTACAGTTAATACTGCTACTGCAGGTTCTACGACTTCTACTCAATTTCAGTTACCTTTCGTTGGGAGTGGAGCTATATCTATGGATGTAGATTGGGGTGATGGAACTACAGACACTATTACCACTTACAACCAAGCTGAAACATTACACACTTACTCTGCATCAGGAATTTACAATATTAAAATATCTAATGAAGTAAGAGGTTGGAAGTTTAATGGTGCAGGAGATAAAGATAAAATTACTAATGTGAGTAATGTGGGTGAGTTTAATTTCACTGAAAATTACACTTTCTATAATTGTTCAAATATGACTTGGACTGCAATAGATGCTCCTACTATAAGTTTTAATTTTTTAGGACACGTATTCCGTGGTTGCACAAATTTTAATGGAGCTATAGGTAATTGGGATGTTAGTAGTGTTCTTTCATTTAGTCATATGCTTAGTGACACTTCTTTTGACCAAAATATAAGCTCTTGGAATATTAGAGGTGCTACTAATATAAGTTCTATTATGCAGAACGTAACACTATCAACAGCTAACTATGATGCTTTACTTTTAGGTTGGGAAGGTCAGACTGGGGTAGAGGAGGTTATTGAAGGAACATTCCCTAATGATTATACACCTGCTTATGGTAGTGGTGTTTGGCAGAACTCAGTAGACGGTAACACTTCTTGGACTATATCGGGAGGAAAAGCAAGTAAAACATCTGAAGCTGGTAATGCAGGATTAAGACAATATTATATATTTGAGGCGGGTAAAAGTTATAATCTATCATTTACTATTTCAAATAGAACTCAAGGAAGTATTACTGTATACAGAGGTCAAGGAACAGAAAGTTTTGGCAACAGTACTTCTAATGAAGTTGTTTCAAGAAATATAACTGCAAGTGGTGGTGATGGTGGTAATAATAATGCTAGTATGTTATTAATAAATGGTCAATCTGGTTTTGATGGAAGTATTAGTAATGTTACGATAAAACAAATACCACTTATAGGATTAACACCTAACTTTGGAAACAGTAAATACACTCTTGGAAGTGCGGCTGAAACTGCTAGAGATTCTTTAACAGCAGCAGCTCCTGATGGATTTGGATGGACTATAACAGATGGAGGAGGAGTAGTTGGTGATAATGCATTTACATTCTCAGTTGATACATCAATATCAGGCTCTACTACTTCAACTCAATTTCAACTACCATTAATAGATTCAGGTACTATTGATATGTATGTAGATTGGGGAGATGGTTCAGCTATAGATAATATAACTGCATATAATCAAGCAGAAACTTTACATACATATTCAACAAGTGGTGTGTATACTATAAAGATTGGTCAAGAAGTAAAAGGATGGCAGTTTAAGAATGAAGGGGATAAACTTAAAATCACTAATGTTAGTAATTGTGGAGGACTTTATATAACTCATTCTCAATCTTTCTATGGTTGTTCAAATATGACTTGGACTGCAATAGATGCTCCTACTATAACTGCAAGTAGTCTTCAGGGAACATTTAGGGAGTGTACCCTTTTTAATGGTTATGTAAATAATTGGGATGTCAGCTCCGTAATTAGTATATTAACTTTTTTTTATCATTGCTCATCATTTAACCAACCTTTAGATTTATGGGATACAAGTTCTGTAAACAGTATGCATTTTGTATTTGAAGGCTGCACATTATTCAATCAACCTTTAAATAATTGGAATACAAGTAGTGCTAATAATATGGATAGTATGTTGATGGATTGCATAGCCTTCAATCAAGACTTAAACTCTTGGGATACGAGTAATGTTACTAATATGAAGCGTATGTTTAGAGAATCTACTGTTTTTAATGGAGATATAACCTCTTGGAATGTGGGTAATGTAATTAATATGGGGAGTATGTTCTATCAAGCATCTTCATTTAATCAAAATATAGGTTCTTGGGATGTGAGTAATGTAACAAATTTACAAAGTACGTTTAATGAGAGTTCTTTCAATCATCCTTTAAATAATTGGAATACAAGTTCTGTTACAAATGCTATATCAGTATTTAGGAATAGTCCATTTGACCAAGATATTTCTTCTTGGAATATTAGGAGCGTTACAGATATGAGTAATATTATGACTGCATCAACTCTTTCAACAGCTAACTACAATGCTTTACTGGTAGGGTGGGAAGGTCAGACTGGTGTTGAAGAAATAACTAATGGGGATTTTGCAACTAATTTAAGTGGATGGATTTTAGGAAATACTGATTCAACAAATACAATTGTTTGGGATAATGGAAAGGTTGTTATGACTGGAGATGGAAGTACAGCTTTAAATCTAACTCAAGGAGTAGCATTAAGTCCTGTTTTTGTAGTAGGTAAAACTTATAAAGTAGAGTTTGATGCTTATGATATTGAAGGAGAAGGATTTAAAATGTCATCACAAGATAGTAGTGGCGTTTCATTAATAACAAATATTGATGCAGATGGACATTATACCAAATATCACACTGCGGTAGGCACAACATTAACTATTTATAGAAAAACAAATGGACAAGCTTCATCAGGTAAATTTGATAATATATCTGTAAAACAAGTAGCAGCAGAAGGATTAACACCTAACTTTGGTAATAGTAAATACCCTTCAGACCTAAGTTCAGGAGGAGTAGCAAGAGCTAAGTTAGTGGCAGCAACACCAACAGGATTTGGTTGGACAATAACAGATG